GACCCTAGATGGGTCAGCCACGCAGTGCAGACACCCTCGATCGAAAGATCGAGTCTGTGATACCTTAAGTCACAGAAATATTCCAGAGGAGGAATGATGGCATCTAGTATCACACGTAAGCGTGCCACTTTTGGTGGCAAAGCTCACGTGCGAGCCCGGTCAAGAGGCCGGTTCAGTAGTGATGGAACCTTTTCCGACTGGAAGAAAACTTTTCCAGATGGAGGAGAATCCGATTACTACTCACTAGATGGGACACAGGTTACCGTGTCCGAAAATCATCCCTGGCCTCCACCATCAGGTGGATTTCAGGGTGACATTGGTGGTGATTTTCTTAGTACTAATCAGATTGGCTCTCATTCTGAGGGCCGTCGGATTTTGTACAAGAAATTCGGTACGCAAGGACCCTATGACTATAAGGAATTTGAATCCGGAGGTCTTAGTGTTCCTATACGTACGCTTTCTAACGGAAAACCGTTGTGGCCTACTTTTCTACAATCCACAGATGTGGAACTTGTAGCTAAGGGTGCAACAGCGGTGGCCCGTAGTAAGCCAACCAATGCTTCATCTAATCTCCTGGTTGCCTTGGGAGAGATCCTTCATGACGGCTTGCCGTCATTGATTGGATCTCAAACATGGCAATCTAAGACGCTCGCTGCTCGCAATGCGGGTGACGAGTATCTTAATAAGGAGTTCGGATGGGATCCGTTGATCTCTGACATTACTAGCTTTGCTAGTAGTGTTCGTAACGCGAATACAATTGTATCGCAATACGAAAGAGACATCGGTAATCTCGTCCGACGTAGATGGAATTTCCCATCAGAGTCCACGAGAACCGAGACCATTTTGGCTGGAAATACATTCCCTTTGGGATTGTTTTTCTCCCTTCCTGGTCCCGAACCTCGTGTGACATCAGGGCTGTGGTCCGTTATCGAATATACTTCGAAACGGCAATGGTTCTCAGGAGCGTTTTCATACGGCGTACCCCTCAACTCGACTGGTCGAGGTGGTATGTCGGATGTGGCAGAGAAGGCCGATAAACTATTCGGCATTTCTCTTACGCCTGACGTTCTCTGGCAACTCACGCCCTGGTCCTGGGCCGTCGATTGGTTCACAAATACTGGCGATGTTCTTTCGAACTTGTCAGACTATGTGAGCCAAGGCCTGGTGATGCATTATGGGTACATTATGGAGCAAACGCTCCATTCATATACCTATACGCTTGAGGGTTGCACTTTTGAAGGTGCTCCCCTTAAGATCCCACCCGTCACTTTGACATCAACGACAAAGAGACGGTTGAGAGCTAACCCCTTTGGGTTTGGAGTAAGTTGGGACAGTTTGTCGCCGTTCCAACTCTCCATTGCTGCTGCACTCGGGATATCCCGATTGTAGCTGGCAGTTTTGCACTGCCTATACACCACAATCGCTCATCTCGAATGAGCAGAAGGAGCAATGCCTATGGCATTCACCGATCCACAGTCCGTCACTATCTCGGGTACTCCGATTTCTCTTCCCCGTACTTCTACGGGTAAGAACGAATCTCAGTACACGAGTTCTGACGGGTTGGTGGACCTTTCGGCATCCCACGCCTACGGGCGTAGGACTCGACGGGTCCTCCGATTGGATCATTCGAAGATTACGTCTGATCCGTATATCCCAGCGCAGAATACCAAAGTGTCGATGAGTAATTACATCGTCTTTGATATCCCTGTTGCAGGGTATTCGAATGCGGACGTCACGGCTGTTTACGCGGGTTTTAAGGCCCTGTTTACAGCATCTTCGGATGCTCTCATTGCCAAAGTTCTTGGCGGTGAAAGCTAGGGGTTCCATATATGCGGCCCTCATCGCATTAGTTATTGCGCTGACGGTTGTGAACTCGGTATTTGATCAGTTTGATCAGTATCGATGTCGCATGCATGTATGGTCCCATAGATCCCTCTGACTTAGTCAGAGTGGAACGGAGGAACATAGGCTAAGGAAAGCCAACCCCCTACGATTAGTAAGGAGGGGCTTTGAAAAGCCTAATGTTGCTCTGGAAAATGGTAGCGTTCGAATGCGCTACCTGGTGTCACACTAGCGCCACCATGGACTGGAAAACAGTCCAAGGCCGGTGCAAACACGAGGGTTTATCGTTTTTGACGATAACCTTGCCGTCCTTTGGAAAAGACTTCGAAAAAAGTCTTGACCTTGGGAAGGTAGATCGCAACCTCTTCCAACCATTTGGCTGGAAGGGTGGTCTCCCCAGATTTCTTTGGGGTTTCCTCGATCATGTGTTTGACCGAACTAGTGGTGTGTTGGTGGATAGTCCATCAGTTGACTCCATCCGTTCCGTTCGTCAGCTTTCGCTGATGTTTGGTAAGATGAAGTTGCCTTGCACTCCCTCGCGGGAGCGTAAGGCTTTTGATGGATATATCCTATGTGAGAAGGATGTCAAGGAGTCAGATTCAATGTTACTGGATAACAGTCCCCTGCTATTCCAGTTTCAGAGAATCTCTTCTCTTTTGTTTGCGAGTACCTTTTCCAAAGTGGATAAAGATATCTACGATGGCATTGGTGTTCCCAAACATGGTCCTGGTGCTACTGCTGACAGGCTTAGCAGTAATGCTAAGTATCATCAGTCCACCTGGCCCAGACGTCTTGAGGAGTATTTTCCAATAGTGGAAAATCTCCTTCCAAATGCTCGCTATTTTGAGCATTTGGACGACGTCGACATCCTCGAACCCGGGTCAGAGATACCCGTAAGGGTAATATCTGTACCCAAGACGCAAAAGACACCCCGGATTATTGGAATGGAGCCGGCTGCTATGCAGTATGCACAGCAGTCGATCCTTTCCGTCCTCCGTGATGGATTATCGAAGGAAAACCACCTTCGATCCATGATCGGTCTCGATGACCAAGTTCCTAATCAGAACATGGCCCTCGAGGGATCCCTAACTGGGGATCTCGCTACACTCGATTTGAGTGAAGCGTCCGATCGCGTCTCTAATCAGCATGTACGTCTGCTGTTGCAAAATCATCCGCATTTGCATGCGGCTGTTGATGCAACGAGGAGCCGGAAGGCTGATGTACCTGGTTATGGCGTTCAACGCATAGCCAAGTTCGCGTCAATGGGTTCAGCGTTGTGCTTTCCCATGGAGGCGATGGTCTTTTTGACCATCATCTTTATTGGGATTGAACGAACGCTCAACACATCACTTTCCAAGAGAGATTTGTACAATTTCTCTCGGAGGGTGCGTGTCTTCGGAGACGATATTATCGTCCCCGTTGACTGTGTGGATCACGTTATTCGTGCACTACAAGATTTTGGTCTTGTAGTTAACACGAACAAGTCTTTCTGGACCGGTAGGTTCAGAGAGTCTTGCGGCAAGGAATACTATGCCGGACACGACGTATCTATATGTCGTGTTCGTCAGATGTTTCCTGTCAAACGTGAGCACGCTAGGGAAGTCATTAGCATTGTATCCCTTCGTAATCAGCTCTATTGGGCTGGTTATTGGGAAACTTGCAAATGGCTAGATGAAAGAATAGGGGATGTGATTCGTCACTTTCCCACGGTTCTTTCAACCTCTCCCGTGTTGGGTCGTCAATCTGCTTTGGGCTTCGAAATCCAAAGAATTGGCGAGCACTTGCATAACCCCCAGGTTAGGGGATATGTGGTGTCATCTCGGCCGCCAAGCGACAAGCTTGACGGATACGGTGCTCTGCTTAAATGCCTCCTTTCTTTGGAGCTTCGTGCTCCAGGGTTGGGTCATTGGAATGGTGGAAACACCTCCTCTAATGACGCGCATTTAGAGCGTGCAGGACGCCCCTCTTGCGTCGACATCAAATTGAGGTGGAGTTCCTCCATTTAATGGAGGAGCTAAGGCCGTAAGGCCCTGGGGGAATCCAAGCCAATCTACATTCGTGTAGATCTGTTGTCTTCTCCGG